AGCTGATCGAGGCGAGCGTCTGCGCCATCGGCTCCAACCCCGACGCGCTCCTGCAGCAGGCGCGGGCGCTTGGAATTTCACCAGATACCGTGACCGGCCTCCTCAGCGAGCATGCTGTGACGGGAGCGCGGGTCAGGTCCCCCGGCGGGCATGCCGACACATCGCATGCAAGGTTCACGACAGTGGAGACCATTTCCCAGAAAGTGCAGAGGGCCGAGACGGATCTGAACGGGGCGCGCGATGCGCTCTCCGCGCATCTCGCCGACGACAATGCCGATTCCGAGGCAACCGAGCAGCTCTCGGCCGCAGTGGAAGCCTATGAGCGGCATCTCACCTCCATGAAGCGGGCCGAGAAGGCGCTCGCCGCCCGTGCCGGAAGCGAGGAGCCTCCGGCCACAGAGCAGATCCTCGTCCCCGCCATCCGGCGACCGCTCGGCATCAAGATGCGCGAGCCGAAGCCGCACGAGCTGATCTACCGGGCGGCGGCCTGCGCGTTGCAGGCCTATGTGACGAGCAAGGACCCGATCAAGGTCTTGGAGGAGCGTTACGGCGACCACGAGGCGACCCAGATCGTCACGCGCGCCGCCGTCGATCCGGCCAAGACGTCGGTGGCCGGCTGGGCGCAGGAGCTCGTCGAGGAGGCGACGACCGACTTCCTCGCAACGCTCAGGCCCATATCGATCTTCCCGCGCCTGGCGGAGCTCGGCCAGCCGCTGACTTTCGGGCCGGGACGCGCCTCGATCCGCGTCCCCTCGCGCGCCACGACGCCGTCCATCTCGGGCTCGTTCGTGGCGGAAGGCGCGCCCATTCCGGTGCGCCGGCTCGGCCTGACCTCGATCACGCTCTCGCCGCACAAGCTTGGCGTGATTTCGGTCTTCACCCGCGAGATGGCGCGCTACTCGAACCCGCAGATCGAGGGGCTGCTGCGTCAGGAGATCAATGCCGACACGGCGATCACCATCGACACGCTGCTGCTCGACGCCACCGCCGGCTCGACCACGCGGCCCGCCGGCCTGACCTTCGGCATCTCCGCCATCACGCCGTCGGCGGCGGGCGGCTATGCCGCCATCCTGGCGGACATCAACGCATTGGCGGCGCCCTTCGATGCCGCCAACGCGGGCCGCAGGCTCGTCCTCATCATGAACCCGCGCGAGGCGCGGGCGCTCAACATGGCGCCCGGCCCCGACGGGACCTTCGGATGGGCGGCGGGCTTCATGTCGGAGTTCACCGTGCTGACCTCCACCACGGTGACGCCCGGGCGGCTGGTCATGATCGACGCCGCCGATCTGGTGACGGTGAACGGCACGCCGGAATTCGACGTGTCGGAGCAGACGGTCCTGCACATGGAGGACACGACGCCGCTGAACATCGGCACGCCCGGTGCCCCGGCGACGATCGCCGCGCCCGCGCAGTCGATGTTCCAGACGGCGAGCCTCGCGCTCCGCATGCTGCTCGACACGACCTGGGCCATGCGCCGCGCAGGGATGGTGCAGTACATGACCGGCGCCAGCTGGGCGCCGGCCCCGTAATGCGTTGATTAGCGAAGGGGGCCGGATCTCCCGGCCCCCTATTTCAGGAAAGGCCACGCAAATGGCAGACACCAAGCCGATGACCGCCGACGAGCAGAAGGCGGCCGAGCAGCAGCAGAAGGCCGCCGAGCAGAAGGCGGCCGGCAAGGCTGTTTCACGTGAAACGTCGGACAAGGACGCCGAGGATCTGACGCCGCAGCCGACGCAGGCCGAGGCCGACGCCATCAAGCTGCAGGGCGGCCAGCCGCGCGACGGAAAGCAGGAGCGCGACATGGCGGGCTCTGGTAGCCAGTCCTACAAGACCCGCTGATGATCAACTGGCTCACAAGCCTGTTGCGTCCCTCGGCGGTTCGCGCCGCCGAGGGCGCCTATCGGCCCGGCCCCTACTTCCTCTCGGAAGGCTGGCTGCCGGCCAGCGCCGGACGCTATTGGAACTGGTGGCAAAGCGGCCACTCGCTGCAGCCCTACAGCCAGTGCAACGCCATGGTCGAGGCCTGCATCTCGGCCTACGCGCAGACGATTGCGATGTGCGCCGGCGACCATTGGAGAACGCTGCCGAATGGCGGGCGCGAACGGGTGACGACATCGGCGCTGAGCCGCATCCTGAAGCATCCGAACGACTACCAGTCCTTCTCGGACGTGCTGCTGAATCTGGTGCGCAACCTCTACGCCAACGGCGAAGGTTTCGCCGTGCTGCTGCGCAACAACCGCACCGAAGTGGCCGAGCTTCACCTCGTCCGCCAGGGCAAGGCGCTGATCGCCGAGGACGGCAGCATCTTCTATCAACTGCAGGGCAACGAGGTGCTGGAGAAGCGGGTGAGCCTCGCCAATCCGGTTCCCGCCCGCGACGTGCTGCATGTGCGCCTGCACACGCCCCGCCATCCGCTCAAGGGCGAAAGCCCGATCCTGTCCGTGGCGCTCGACATCGCCATGTCGGGGGCGATGCTCGACCAGCAGATCATCTTCTACCTGAATCAGGCCAAGCCGAGCGTCATCCTCTCGACGGACGAAAGGCTGACCGGCGAGCAGACCGTCGAGCTGCGCCGGCTCTGGGATCTGCAGACCAAAGGCGAGAATCAGGGCGGCACGCCGATGCTCGGCTGGGGCATGAAAGCCCAGGTCGTGACGACGACGGCGCAGGACGGGCAGATCGCCGACCTCCTGAAGATGTCCGAGCAGAACGTGGCGCTTGCCTTCCGCATGCCGCTGCAGGTGCTGGGCGTCGGCGGCACGCCGTTTGCCTCGACCGAGGCGCTGATGCAGTCGTGGATCGCCTCGGGGCTCGGCTTTGCCCTGAACCACATCGAGGAGGCCTTCGGCGTTGCCTTCGGCCTCTCAGGAATGCCGACCGAATATGTCGAGTTCGATACCGGGGCGCTGCTGCGCTCGGCCTGGCGCGACCGCATCGAGGCGCTGGCGCGCGGCGTGATCTCGGGCATCTACGCGCCCGACGAGGCCCGCGCCGACCAGGGCCTGCCGGCCGTTCCGGGCGGCTTTGGCGTGGAGCCTCGGGTTCAAGCCCAGGTCGTACCATTGAGTGCGTGGTCGCAGGCACAGCCGAAGACGCCGGTTCCCGATTCCGCGCTCGCTTCACCGTCTATGCCCGTCAAGGAGGACGACGAAGAGGACGATGCTGACACGCGAATGCTAACGCTTCTGACAACTATTGATCATATCGGATCTGAGCATGCCGCCCTTGCTCTGCGGTCGTCGCCCAGCGGCAATTCGCGGGTTCGTAATGGCCATCGTTATTGATCCGATCGATGGATAGGTGATCGGCGTAGCCATTGGCTTTTGCCCAATCGCGAAATGGCTCGAATCGGTGCCACTCCTCGCAGATCTTGATGCCGCGTCCGCCATAACGGCGAAAGGCCTTGCAGTTGGGATTGTAGCATCGCGTTTTCATGCCGCGCCAAATTCGAGACAGCCGAGTGTGACTCTCCCCATGCGTTTGCTTCTGAATGAACCAATTGTCTGACCTCCAGCAACCGCAGGACTTCGTATGGCCACCCCTCAGAAGCTTTCCGATGATGGTGGTTTCCTGACCACAGGAGCATCGGCAAAGCCATGTAGCCTTTCTATCTCTGCTGCCCGCGCGCGCGAGCACGGTCAATCGACCGAATGTTTGGCCAGTGATATCGATGGGGTTGGGCATGTCGACCTCTGACAAGGTTGCCACGTCAAGTAACGGGTCGGCGCTCCAACGCTGGCCCGTTGCGCATTCTACCACAGGGGGACACATGAGTAAGCCGTTCAGTTCGGCCGAAGTGGTCCATGCCGTGGGGGTCAAGATCGCGGAACTGCGGCAATCCGTTATTGATGGACAGCAAAAACTCGACCAGCGGCAGGAATTGTTTGAAGCGAAACTTATCTCTGACATCACTCAACGGATCGCCGATCTCTGTAGCGCAACGCTAACCCTTGAAAGGGTGCTCTCTGAAGCGCGGGAGCGGCTTGCGGCACTAAAAGACGGTGCCCCAGGCGAGCCCGGACCCGCAGGTGAACGCGGAGACAAGGGCGAGCGGGGTGAATCAGGCGCGAACGGCGAACGCGGAGACAACGGCGCACCTGGTCCCTCCGGCCCTCCCGGCGAGCGCGGAGAGCGCGGAGAGCCCGGAGAACCCGGCGTTTCCGGCCCTCCAGGCCTCCCCGGCGACAAGGGGGAAATCGGTATAACCGGAATTCCCGGTCCTCCCGGGGAACGCGGCGAGGCCGGCGCTCCCGGCCGGCTGACGCGCGCCATCCCGTGGGAGGACCGTGTCTTCCGCGAGGTCGATCTCGTCACGCATGACGGCTCCGTCTGGCAGGCTATCCGCGATACCGGACATGCGCCGCCGCATGCCGACTGGCAGATGCTCGCCGGACGCGGACGCGACGGCAGCGACGGCCGAAGCCTCCGTATCCGCCACACATGGAGCGCGGAATCGTCCTATGAAGCTCTCGACGTCGTGATGTTCAATGGCGCCTCCTTCGTGGCCCGCCAGGACGATCCAGGCCCCTGCCCCGGCGACGGCTGGCAACTCCTCGCCGGCCATGGAAAGACCGGCAAGCCGGGGCCGCAGGGCGAACGCGGCCCGCCGGGACCGCCCGGACCCGCCGCCCGCGCGCTCGCCGTCGATGCGGAAGGCCTGCTGACGCTGACCAACGCCGACGGCAGCGTCGTCACCTGTGACTTCTATCCGCTGCTGGCCCGGGCGATCCGATGACCAATCTCGTGCTCGTCACGCCGCCTGCCGTCGAGCCGCTGACGCCGGCGGAGGTGCGCGAGCGTCTCGGCCTGCCGGCCAGCGTCACCGACAGCCTGCTCGACACGCTGATCATGGTGGCGCGGCAGGAGATCGACGGGCCTTACGGTCTCCTGAACGGCCGCACCCTGATCGACCAGACGTGGGAGCTGCTGCTCGACGAATTCCCCGAGGAAGGCTCCGTGACGGGGCTCACCGGGGCCATCGAGATCCCGCTGCGCCCGCTGCTCGAGGTGATCGGCATCAACCACCTCGACCCGGCGACCGGCCTTCCCGTCACGGTTCCCCCGACCGACTACTTCGTCGATCTGCCGGCCGGCTGGATCGTCCCCGCAGGCAGCACCGCCTGGCCGGTCCCCGCCACGCGGCCGAATGCGGTGATCGTGCGCTTCCGCGCCGGCTATGGCGGGCAGGGCAGCGACGTGCCCGAGCCGCTCAGGCAGGCCATCGCGCTGAAGGTCGGCGCGCATCGGGTCGTCGCCGCGCGGCCCGATCCGACGCTGCGCTCCGAGACGGTGGAGGGGGTCGGGGCGCGCAGCTGGGACACGGGCGGGGCCGGCGGCAATGCCAGTGTGCAGCAATCGATCGACGCCATGATCAGCCGCTACCGGATTCCGTTCGCATGAGCCCCGACGTCGCCCGCCAGCAGTTGCGCGACCAGCTGACCGAGCACGGCGAGGACATCGTCCTGAAGCGCCGCGTCGGGACCGGGATGGCGTTCGACGCCGTCATGCTGCGCGCCACCGTCCGAGGCTACACGCCGCAGGAGCTGACCGGCGGGATCACGCAGCAGGACAGCAAGCTGGTCTGCGGCGTCGAGGAGATCGAGGCGGCCGGCTGGCCGCCCTCGGCCGGCGGCCCGGCCTTTCCCCGGCGCGGCGATTTCGTCTTGATCGGCGGCGTGCAGAAGGCGGTGGAGGCGACGGCGCCCGTCCGCATCAATGGCGTGATCGTCCGCATCGACATGCAGGTGCGCGGCTAGCTTATGGCGCGGATCTCGACGCGGCTCGAGCCGGTCGAGCGCGACATCGCGCTCGTGCTGGAGGATGTCACGTCGGGCGAGGCCGCCAGCGCCATCCTCGCCCAGGCCGCCGCGCAGGCGCGCGACGAGGCGATCAAGCAGAACATGCAGGCGACCGGATCGCGCCCGGAGGTCACCACCTATGTGGACGGGCGGAAGGGCGCGCCGCTCGCGAGCGTCAAGCCGGACGGCACCATCCTGTTCGAGTTCGACGTGCTCACCGACCTGTTCCTGTGGATCGCCAATCAGCTGATCAAGCATTCGCCCGTGCTGACCGGGCGCTACCGGGCGAGCCACCAGTTCTATGCGGATGGGCTGGCGGTCGACCCCGCCGGGGACGTGCCGGACGCCGAGGAATACGTGTTCCTCAACCTGCAGCCCTATGCCCGCAAGATCGAGCGCGGGCTGTCGCCGCAGGCGCCGGACGGCGTCTATCAGGTGCTTGCCAAGATGGCCCGCGCCCGCTTCGGCAATGTCGCCCGCATCGCCTTCGGCTA